TCACTGATCAGACGTTCAATGCCTAACCTGGTAGCATATGACCTTGCTGGTGTTCAACCAATGAACGGTCCTACTGGACTGATCTTTGCGATGAGAAGCAAGTATGTAAACCAGCAAGGTCTTGAGGCACTCTACAACGAGCCCGATACCTCATACTCTGGTCAAGATAGTGGTTACAACCTAACCCAGGGTGATTATACTGGTGGTTCAGACGACGGAGCATCCGTTGGTTTTGGTACTACTGGATTTGTTGGTGGTGGTCTTGCTGCTGGTTCCAACCCTGCACTTCTAAACTCTGCTGGTGCTGCTGGCACTGATTACAGAGTTGGTCAGGGTATGTCAACTCAAGCTGCTGAGGCACTTGGTGGTGCTGCTGGAGATCAGTTCAACCAAATGGCATTCAGCATCGAGAAGATTGCTGTTACCGCAAAGAGCAGAGCACTCAAGGCAGAGTATACTCTCGAACTTGCACAAGACCTCAAGGCAATCCACGGTCTTGATGCTGAGGCTGAATTAGCAAACATTCTCTCAACCGAGATTCTTGCTGAGATCAACCGTGAAGTTATCCGCACTATCTACAAGATTGCTGAGCCTGGTGCCCAGACTAACGTAGCAACTGCTGGTATGTTTGACCTTGATGTTGACTCCAACGGTCGTTGGTCAGTTGAGAAGTTCAAGGGTCTTCTGTTCCAACTGGAAAGAGACGCAAACGCAAACGCACAAAGAACTCGTAGAGGAAAGGGTAACGTTATCCTTTGTTCTGCTGACGTTGCTTCTGCTCTCACCATGGCAGGACTTCTTGATTATACTCCAGCACTCAATGCTAACCTGAACGTTGATGATACTGGCAATACTTTTGCTGGTGTTCTTAACGGTAAGTTCAGAGTTTACATTGACCCATTTGCTGCCAACCTTGCTGCTGAGCAGTATTATGTTGTTGGTTATAAGGGTACTAATCCTTATGATGCTGGTCTGTTCTATTGCCCTTACGTTCCTCTCCAAATGGTTCGTGCCGTTGGTCAGGACACCTTCCAGCCCAAGATTGGCTTCAAGACCAGATATGGTATGGTTGCCAACCCATTTGCTGAAGGAACTGATGTTGGTTTAGGTAGAATTGCCCAGAACACCAACCGTTACTACAGAAGAGTGCAGGTTAAGAACCTAATGTGAGTCAAACCACATAGTTTCAGGAGTCCGAAAGGACTCCTTTTTTTATGCAAATAAATAGTTAGAAACAGTATTATGGCAAATACGACCTGGGCAGGACAACCATCCAACAGAAATTTTTTATCTCCAGTAGGATTTAAATTTAATTTACATAAAGCACCTAAGGTTGATTTTTATTCAAATGCTGCAAACATACCAGCAATTACTTTAGGATCAGCATTACAAACTCGTTATGGAAAGAATATTGATATCCCTGGAGATAAGATGTCTTTTGGAGATTTCAATCTTAGATTTTTAGTTGATGAAAATCTAGAGAACTATATGGAAATCTGGAATTGGATGACTGGACTAGGTTTTCCATACAGTCTTGAACAGTATGAAGATTTAATGAATACTTCTACAGTTTCCAATTCTCCTAAAAAAGATAGCACTGAATTTTATGAGCAATCAGATGCTAGTCTACAAATTTTAAATAGTAACTTCAATCCATCAGCATCAGTAATTTTTACTGGGATGTATCCAGTTTTCCTATCGTCATTGGATTTTGATGCTACAGAAGAAAATATTAATTACTTTACAGCACAAGTAAACTTCAAATATACTTATTATAAAATTATACCTAATATATGATTGATATTGAAAAAATTCAAGAAATGTGGAAAGAAGATTCAAACATTGATATTGACAATCTTCACAACGAATCTTTGAGAGTGCCATCATTACATGCAAAATACTATGAAATATACAACAATATATCATTACTCAGGAAAAGATCTGAGTTCCAATATAAACAAAAGAAACTTGAACGATACAATTATTACAACGGCAAAGCAGAACCAGAAACATATAAAGAAGAACCATTCCCATATAAAGTAAGGGACAAAGAGGGAATGAACAGATATCTGGAAGCAGATAAGCAACTATCAGATATTTTTATGAAAATAGAATATTATGATACAATATTAAAATATCTAGAAGAAATTATAAAAATGATTTCCAATAGAACTTATCAAATTAAAAATTCAATTGATTTTTTGAAATTCCAATCGGGAATATAATATGTCTGATCTTATCATATCTAAAAAGAATGAAATCTATCTAAAGGTTGAATGTGAACCTCATATTAAATATGAATTGAGTGATCAATTTACATTTGATGTTCCTGGGGCAAAGTTTATGCCCCAATATAGAAGTAAGCACTGGGACGGTAAAATACGTTTATTCAATATTCAGACTGGAGAAATCTATTCTGGATTATTGGATAAACTTATCACATTCTGTGAAAATCACAACTATAATTTTGAATTTCAGAAAAACAAATATTATGGTCTTCCTGGAGAGATAGATGATTCTATTTCAATGGAGGGTGTGAAAGATTATATGAAAAGTATTTGCAGTCACGAACCAAGGGACTATCAAATACAAGGAGTTTATGATGCATTAAAATACAAAAGAAAGTTATTACTATCCCCAACTGCATCAGGTAAGTCATTGATGATTTATTCTGTGGTTAGATACTTTGTAGAAAGGGGAATGAATATATTGTTGGTAGTCCCAACTACATCATTGGTAGAACAGATGTATAAGGACTTTGAAGACTATGGATGGAATGCTGAGGCATATTGCCACAAAATATATGGAGGGATGTCTAGAGAGGCAGAGAAACCAGTTACAATATCTACATGGCAATCTATTTACAAATTAGATAAATCATATTTTCAAAACTATGATGTAGTGATTGGAGATGAGGCACATCAATTCAAATCTAAATCATTGATTAGTATCATGGATAAATTACATGATGCAAAATATAGATTTGGATTTACTGGAACACTTGATGGATCTCAAACTCATAAACTTGTTCTTGAAGGATTATTCGGTCCTACTTACAAATTAATTAAGACTGATGACCTTATCAAAAAGGGATATCTTTCTCAGTTAAAAATTAAAGTTCTTCTTCTATCACATCCAGAGCATGAATTTAATGACTATGAAGAGGAAGTTCAATATTTAATTGGACATGAACGTAGAAATAATTTTATTAAAAATCTAGTTTTAGATCTTAAGGGAAATACTTTGGTATTGTTTAATAGAGTTGCAACTCATGGGGAACCTCTTTATGAATTAATAAATAAAGATGCCAGTGAAGATAGAAAAATATTTTTTATTCATGGTGGAGTGGATACTGAAGAAAGAGAAATGGTGAGAAAAATTACCGAGGAACAATCAAATGCGATTATTGTTGCTTCTTATGGCACTTTTAGTACAGGTATCAATATTAGAAACCTACACAATGTTGTCTTCGCATCACCTTCTAAATCAAGAATAAGAAATCTACAGTCTATCGGAAGAGTTTTGAGAAAGGGAAAAGAGAAATCTTCAGCAACTCTATATGATATTGCTGATGAAATTAAATATAAATCAAAGAAAAATTATACATTGAATCATTTAATTGAAAGAATTAAAATTTACAATGAGGAAAACTTTGATTATGAAATTATTACAATTAACTTTAAGAAATAATGGAAGAAGACTTCTATGCAACAATTAAATTAATTTCAGGTGAAGAAGTATTTGCTTTAGTTTGTTTATCTGAAGAAGATGAAAAGAGATTCTTACTATTAGATAATCCAGTAGTAATTACTCATATACAATCTAAATCAAATAAAACTATGGGATATAAAGTTATTCCCTGGGTGAACATATCTGATGATGAAATGTTCATTATTGATTTTGATAAAATAATCACACTCACTGAAGTTAAAGATCCTAGGATCATTTCCATGCATAGGAAATTTACTAGGAGTAGTTCACAATTAAAGATTACAAAAAATATGGGTCTTATATCTCATGTGGATTCTGCAAGAGAATCTTTAGAGAAGATCTATAGAAGTAACTAAGATATAACTTATCTTGAAACCTAACAGAGTGATCCTACTCACTTTACTAACAGTTGTCAAGTACTTGCCAAAACAGCAGTCTTTGCAGTACAATTAGAACAACTTATAGAAATCAACAATTTAATATGCTATTAAACGTTATGACAAAAGAAAAGAAAAGATCTGAACACTATGTAAGCAATAAGGAATTTCATCAAGCACTTGTTGACTATAAAAAAATGGTAGATGACGCAAAGGACAAGAATCTACCTAAACCAAAAATACCAAATTATATTGGTGAGTGCTTTTTGAAAATTGCAAATCATTTATCATACAAACCAAATTTTGTAAATTACATGTTTAAGGATGATATGATTTGTGATGGAATTGAGAACTGTGTTCAATATATTCATAATTTTGATGTAACTAAAAAGAATCCTTTCGCATATTTTACTCAAGTAATTTACTATGCATTTCTAAGACGAATTGCAAAAGAAAAGAAGCAACTTGAAATTAAAACCAAAATTATTGAAAGATCTGGATTTGATGAGGTGTTTAGTGCTGATGGATCTGATATGGGATATGAACTTGGAAATATGAATAGTATTAAAGATGGAATCAATTATAGATTTACATTGTGATTGAGGAAAAATTAAGTGAAAGTTGCCCTAATTACTGATACTCATTTTGGATTTAAAAAGGGAAATAAAACATTCCACGAATATTTTCAGAAATTTTATAATGAAATATTTTTCCCATATCTAGTTAAAAATAAAATTAAGACTGTAATTCACCTTGGAGATGCCTTTGATAATCGTAAGGGAATAGATTATTGGTCTCTCCAATGGACAAAGCAAAATATTTACGATACGTTTCAGACACTTGGAATTACAGTTTATAATATCATTGGAAATCATGATATTTACTACAAGAATACAAATGAACTGAATTCTGTAGATTACCTATTATCAGAATATGATAATGTAATTAAAATATCTTCCCCCCAACAATTTACAATTGGAGGATTGGATATATTAATGCTTCCTTGGATCACACCTGAGAACGAGCAGAATGCCCTCAGAATGATCCAAAACAGTTCCTGCGAAGTGGCAATGGGACATTTGGAATTGACGGGGTTCAAGGTCAATTCTCATTTAGTTATGGATCATGGAATGGACGCAAAATGTCTCCATAAATTTAATAAAGTATTTTCTGGACACTATCATACTAGATCGAATGATGGGGTAGTATTTTACTTAGGAAATCCATATGAAATGTTTTGGAGTGATCTAAATGATAATCGTGGATTTACTATTTTTGATACTGAAACATTAAAGCACGAGCATATTAATAATCCATATAGAATTTTTAAAGTTATTAATTATGATGAAGATAATCTAAATGAAGAACTTGATGAGTATAAAAATTGCATTGTCAAACTGATTGTAAAAAATAAAACCAATCAAAAAAAGTATGAGCAATACATTGATAAATTGATTCAAGTTAATCCATATGAATTTAGAGTAATTGAGACAGTTCATATCAATCAAAATTTTGATGATGAAGAATTTGTTGGGTCGGAAGACACTCTTTCTTTACTAAAAAAATATGTGGATGAATCTGAAATTAGTTTAAATAAGAGTAGGATAAAAAATATGATCAATACAATTTATCAAGAGTCTTATCAATTATAATAAATGTACATACTTACTCTTGCATCAAACCCAGACGAAGGAGCATTTGCCATAGAAAGTGAATATGGTGATAATGTCCTTATGATTTTTGAAGAGCATGATGATGCAGAAAGATATCTTTGTATGTTAGAAGAACTTAATTATCCTGAGATGGAAGTTATTGAAGTTGATAAGGAAGTTTTATTGATTGCTTGTGAATCTTTTAATTATGAATATGCTATAATTACTTCAAATGATCTAGTCGTTCCCCCAAATTATGATAAAATTTCAGAAAATTCGTTATAAAAATTTGCTCTCTTCTGGAAACTATTGGACAGAAATTGATCTACTTAAAAATAATTCAACCTTAATTATTGGGCAGAATGGTGCTGGAAAGAGTACACTATTGGATGCACTGACTTTTGTGTTGTTTAATAAACCTTTTAGGAAAATAACAAAAGGTCAATTAGTTAATACTACAAATGAAAAGGACTGTGTTGTTGAAATTGATTTTCTAATCAATAGTGATCAATATAAAATTGTACGTGGAATTAAACCCAATATATTTAAGATACAGAAAAATAATAAAATTCTTGATGAACTAGCATCTTCAGTAGACCAGCAGAAGTGGTTAGAGCAAAATCTATTGAAGTTGAATTATAAATCTTTTACTCAAATTGTAATCCTTGGATCTTCTAACTTCGTTCCATTCATGCAATTATCTTCTCAGCATAGAAGGGAAGTTGTTGAAGACCTTTTAGACATTAAAGTATTTTCTTCAATGAATGATATAACTAAAGGAAATATCAAAACATTTAGAGAAGAAATTCGAGAGTTGGAATATAAAAAAGAAAACTGTAAGGATAAAATCGAAGTTCAGGAAAATTTTATAAAAGAACTTCAAAAAAGAAATTCCGAAGATGTTGAACATAAAACTGATAAGCAAAATCTTATTGAAATTGAAACAAATAATCTCAAAGTTAGTAATGATAATTATCTAATTGAAATTAAAAAACTGCAGGAAGAGTTGGAAGAGGTATCAAATTCTTCTAATAAACTTAAAAAACTTGATGGATTGAAAATTAAATTACTTCAAAAAATATCAAATTATACAGAAGACCATAAGTTTTTTGATGATAATACGGTTTGTCCCACCTGCACTCAATCTATTGAGAATGAATTTAGATTAAATAAAATGGACGACATTCAAAATAAAAAAAATGAATTGACTTCTGCTTGTGAAGATCTTGAGAATACAATTCAAGATGAGCAAAAGAATGAATCTAAATTTATAGAAATTTCAAAGAGGATCACCAAACTTAACAATGAAATCAATTCTAACAATGTTAAAATTTTTGAACTTGAAAAACAGTACAAAGAATTGCAACATGAAATTCAAAAACTTATCACTAAAGGAACAGAAACTAATATTGAACATGAAAAACTAAAAAACCTTAATATTAGTTTAGATGAGATAATAACTGAAATCTCTTTGAAAAAAGAAGAACTTTTGAACTATGAGTTCATTCATCTTTTGTTGAAAGATGGTGGAGCAAAGACAAACATCATTAAGAAGTATCTTCCTATCATTAATAAAAATTTGAACAAATATTTGGAGTTGTTAGATTTTTGTATTAATTTTAATCTAGATGAAGAGTTCAATGAAAAGGCATTGAATCCGATTTATGAAGATTTTTCTTATGATTCCTTTAGTGAGGGGGAAAAAATGAGAATTGATTTGGCATTATTGTTTACTTGGAGAGAAGTGGCAAAAGTTAAAAATTCAGTAAATACAAATCTATTAATTCTTGATGAAGTTTTTGATAGTTCATTGGATGATTTTGGCACTGATAATTTCACCAAGATCATTAGATATGTGATTAATAAATCTAATGTATTTGTAATTTCACACAAAACTGATGAACTGATTGATAAATTTGATTCAGTAGTGAAGTTCCAAAAGCAAAAAGGATTTGGTGTAATGGTTGACTCCTGATTGCTTGCATGGTAGCATATTAAAGATCTAATTTAATTTTATTATGTTTGGTAATAGTAATAGAAGATCTTATTCTGAGTTGATCAAAGCAGGATACTCTATGACTAGTGATGGTTTTTGGATTAAAGAACTTAATGATGGTATTACTTTTAATATGGAAGAAAATAAAAACTCTAATGGATTTTGGAAGTACAATGAAGACAAAATTCTAAAACAATTGGAACAATATATCTCTAGCACTTACAATCAACATTATGTTGATGAAGTTGGTGAGGGAAAACAACAAACTTTGGATAAAATTAAGCACAATCGTAGAGAAGGATTTTGTGCTGGAAACGTAACCAAGTATATTGATCGATATGATTCGAAGGGAACCCCGAGAGCAGACTTGTTTAAAGTGCTCCACTATACTATTCTTCTGATCAATCATCTTAACCTTATTGAGAACAAATGAAACTTTCTGACAATACTATTACAATTCTCAAAAATTTCTCTTCTATTAATCAATCCATTCTGATTAAAGAGGGTTCAAAAATTAAGACTATTTCTATTCTTAAAAACATTTACGCAGAAGCAGAAGTAAGTGAGCAATTTCCTAAAGATTTTGCCATTTATGATCTAAATGAATTTCTGAATGGATTGAGTCTTCACCAGGATCCTGATCTTGATTTTGCCGAACAATCATATCTCGTAATTCGAGAGGGAAAACGTAAGGTAAAATATTTCTATGCCGATCCAGAAATCATCGTATCTCCTCCAGAAAAGGATATTCAACTTCCCACTCAAGATATCTGTTTTCAACTTGAGCACTCTCAGTTAGACAAACTGAAGAAAGCAGCAGCAGTCTACAAACTGCCAGATCTTTCTGTAGTTGGTGAATCTGGTGTTATTAGACTTCTTGTTCGCAACAAGAACAATGATACTTCAAACGAATATTCCTTGGTTGTTGGAGAAACTGATCAAGAATTTGCATTCAATTTCAAAGAAGAGAATATTAAAATTATTCCAGGATGTTACGATGTGGTGATTTCCAAGAAGTTATCTGCTAAATTTACGAATGAGAAGTATAATCTACAGTACTTCATTGCACTTGAACCTGATTCTACTTTTAGTTAATCATTTTATTTTATTATGAATATTTTTGTGACGGATGTTTGTCCTGTTCTTTCTGCGGCATCACTTCCAGATAAGCACATTGTTAAAATGCCTCTGGAGTGTTGCCAAATGATTTCTGTTATTTACAGTTCCTGGTATCATAATTGGGGAACCATTCCCAAAAAGGATGGAACCCCTTATAGTACTGTGAAGGGAGCATTTAGAAATCATCCTTGCACCCAATGGGCAGCAGAAACCCATGAAAACCTTGCTTGGTTGATTCGGCATGGTTATGCATTGTGTAACGAGTATAGGCATCGTTACAATAAAGATCATGCTTGTATGCAAGGACTTTTAGAAGCAGAATCAATTTTTTCTAAACAGACTGGCAAAGACATTGGCATTTATAAAAATGTAAAGTCCTTCACTAGGGCAATGCCAGATGAATTGAAAAATGATACCTCTATTGATACAGTTGAAGCATATCAGAGATATGTTTCTAGCAAACCTTGGGTAAAGGATAATTACCTAAAAATTCCTGATAGAATGCCAAATTGGATTTATGAATATGCGTGAAGATTTTTTGTGGGTAGAAAAGCACAGACCAAAGAAGATTGAAGATTGTATTTTGCCAGATGAAATCAAAAATACTTTCAAAGATTTTGTTGCTAAGGGAGAGATTCCAAATCTACTACTTGCTGGACCAGCAGGTTGTGGAAAGACAACAGTTGCCAAAGCATTGTGTGAGCAATTAGGAGTAGATTATTATGTCATCAATGGATCAGACGAAGGTAGATTTCTCGATACTGTCAGGAATCAAGCAAAGAACTTTGCTTCGACCGTATCACTTCAAGCAACTGGAAAGCATAAAGTCATCATTATTGATGAAGCAGACAATACCACCACAGATGTTCAACTCTTACTTAGGGCAAATATTGAGACGTTCTATAAGAACTGTCGATTCATCTTCACCTGTAATTACAAAAACAAAATCATTGAACCCCTTCACTCAAGATGTGCAGTCGTTGAATTTGGAATTAAAGGAAAAGACAAACCAAAACTTGCTGGACTCTTCTTCAAACGATTGCAGGAAATCCTGGATGAGGAAAAGATTGGGTATGATCAAAAGGTCGTTGCAGAAATTATCAAAAAATACTTTCCAGACTGGAGGAGAGTATTAAATGAATGTCAACGATATTCTGTAAGTGGTAAAATTGACGTTGGTATTCTAGGAACATTTGCAGAAATATCCACCAACGAACTGATTAATTATCTTAAGGATAAAAACTTCCCAGAGGTTAGGAAATGGGTTGCACAAAATCTAGATAATGATATTAGTGTAATTTTACGTAGAGTTTATGATGCTCTCTATGAGAAGGTTGATGGTCCTAGTATTGCTGCCGCAGTTCTTATTGTTGCTAAGTATCAGTATCAATCTGCATTCGTTGCAGACCAGGAAATCAATCTTTTGGCAGCACTGACTGAAATTATGGTTGAGGTGAACTTCAAATGAGACCCGAAACTAGACACGCAATGGAAATGCTATTCATTGCTAAATGGAATCTTCCAAAGGCAGCAGAATACTGTAATCTTACTCAAAAAGAATGTAAGATTGTATTTAATGAATATTGTAATTTTCATCCTCCAATTTATAAAAATGAAGATAGAACTGAAAGACTGGTTGACTTCGATCAATACGACGAAAAATAATATTATGGATGAAGATCCATCCACAGTTAAGGAATATTCTCCATATATTATTAATCGATGTATGTCGGGGCATATTGATACTGTAATGTATGCAAATGAATTAAATAAGAATTCTAGTATTGATAAAAAACTTCAATATGATTTTCTTATAAATATTGTTAGGAAAAGGAAAAGATTTTCTCCTTGGGTCCGAAAAGAAAAAGTCGAAGATCTTGAATGCGTCAAATCATACTATGGTTATAGTAATGAGAAGGCACAGCAAGTTTTGGGCATTCTCACTAAAGAACAACTTACTTTTATTAAAAATAAACTTGAAACTGGAGGAATGAAATGAGTGTTGTTAATGAACCTGAAGTAAATTGGACGCAATCACAAATGGTTGAAGTGATTCTCAATGAACCTGATGATTTTCTTAAGGTTCGTGAAACTTTGACCCGTATCGGAGTTGCATCTCGTAAGGAAAAAAAGATCTATCAATCTTGTCATATCTTACACAAACAGGGCAAATATTATCTTGTTCACTTTAAAGAATTATTTGCTCTTGATGGGAAGCACGCAAATATCACAGTAAATGATATTCAACGCAGAAATAGAATTGTCCAACTTCTTGCAGATTGGGGTCTAATTACTGTTGTTAAACCTGAGCAAATTACCGATATTGCTCCTTTAAATCAGATTAAAGTTCTTTCTTACAAGGACAAGGGTGACTGGTTGTTGGAAACCAAGTATAATATTGGGTCCAAAAAGAAACGTGGTGAAGAAACCGAATGATTTTTTAGGGAGTTTACTACTCCCTTTTTTTGTGGATTGTGTATAATTAGTAGTGGATGCCGAATGGGTCCACTACTCAACGATGCTCAAAGAGGTCACTATGTATTCACTATCAAAATACAACACAAATAATATTGAAAAGTTTGTAAATGATGTTCAAAAATATTCTATTGGAATGGATGAATGGTTGAATAGAATGACATCTGTTCAACAAACTAATTATCCTCCATATAATGTCATTCAGGAAAGTGCTGCTGATATTAGATTGGAAGTTGCCCTTGCTGGTTTTAAATCAAATGAAATTACCGTGTATACGGAAAATAATAGATTGATTATTGAGGGGACAAAAGATGTAGATGGTGGAAAGGAATATGTTTATCAAGGTCTTTCGAATAGAGCATTTTCTAGATCTTGGACTATTTCCGATGATGTAGAAGTTAATGAAGTTCATTTTGAGGATGGACTATTAACAGTCAAGTTGTCTAAAATTATTCCAGAACATCAAAAGAAAAAAGTTTGGTTCTAAATAATTTAGGCTACCCTAAAATATCGTCGTCGCAGGGGAACGAGTGGCAAAATCCACTTGACTTTCCCCTTTTTTATTGCTAAACTGTAGTTTGATCTACGAGAGAAAAATGTCTATAAAAATTGTTAACCTAAAATCATTAGAAGATGTAATTGCTAATGTTAGTGAAATTAGATCTGAGGATAAAGTAATTGGATATGTTCTCGACAATCCATATGTTCTTTCATTTAATGAAAATAGGGATCAAGTAGGATTTTATCCTTATGCCCCACTATCTAAAGACACTTCTATTCCTATTCCTTGTGATTGGGTTGTTACTATTTTAGAACCACTTGATCAGATTAAAACCTCATATATGGAGAAAGTAAATGCAAAATCTGAAGATTCTGATATTGAAGAATGATTCAATCTTAATGACTGAGATTCATGAGGTTGGTGGTGTTGAACTTGGAGAACCTGATTGTAAGTTGGTCAATCCAGTTCAGATGCTAGTATCCGATTCCACTACTTTTGATATGAGAAAGTGGCCAGTCTTTACTGATCAGAGAGAACTTAAGATTCACTCAGATTCAATTTTTACTATTGTAGATCCTAAACCAGATCAAATTGAAGTCTATTTGAAAACTATTAAATGAAATTCTATACCAATGTAGTTCTTGTTGGAAATGAAATACTTTCCAGAGGGTTTAATAATGGAGAGCACTTTAAGAATAGGGAAATGTTTTACCCTACTCTTTATGTGACCTCCAATAAAAAGACAAAATATAAAACACTTGAAGGAAATTATGTTGAGGAAATTAAACCTGGAACTATTAGGGAAACTAGAGAATTTATTGATAAGTATCAAAAAGTAGATAACTTTAAGTTGTATGGGAATACCAGATATGTAAATCAATACATATCTGATAATTATCCAGAAGAGACGATTAAATTTGATATTTCAAAAATCAAATTGGTCACAATTGACATTGAGGTTGCATCTGAAAATGGATTCCCTGATGTGCAATCTGCACAGGAAGAACTTCTAACTATCTCTCTTCAGGACTATACAACTAAAAATATTATTACTTGGGGAGTTAAACCATTTAATAATACTCAGGAGAATGTAAATTACATTCTGTGTAGAGATGAATATGATCTCCTTGATAGGTTTATGTTCTACTGGGAGAACAATTGTCCAGAGGTAGTAACTGGATGGAATTGTGATCTATATGACATCCCCTATCTGTATAGACGTATCAGCACTGTTCTGGGGGGAAAGGTAGTAAAACAACTTTCTCCTTGGGGTATTGTCACTGAGAATGAGGCACTTATTAATGGCAGACCTCAAATTAGATATGATATTGCTGGGGTTACAATCCTAGACTATCTTGAACTGTATAGAAAATTTACTTATACCAATCAAGAATCATATCGTCTCGATCACATTGCATCAGTTGAACTTGGACAAAACAAACTAGATCACTCTGAGTATGATACTTTTAAGGAGTTCTATACTAAGAATTGGCAAAAGTTTGTCGAATACAACATCAAAGACGTAGAACTTGTCGATAGACTTGAGGATAAAATGCGTCTTATTGAACTTGCCATTACTATGGCATATGATGGCAAAGGAAACTTCAATGATGTATTCTATCAAGTAAGGATGTGGGATTCCATCATCTATAACTATCTTAGGAAGAAGGATGTGGTTATCCCATTCAAAACTGACACTAAGAAGGACGAGAAGTATGCTGGGGCATATGTTAAAGAACCAATTCCAGGAAAGTATGATTGGGTTGTTTCATTTGACTTGAACTCTCTATATCCTCACTTGATCATGCAGTATAATATTTCCCCAGAAACTCTACTGCCAAACAGACATCCCAAAGTCAATGTAGATAAAATTCTGAATAAAGAAATTAATTTTGATGACTACAAGGACTATGCAGTATGTGCCAATGGTGCTATGTATAGAAAAGATATTCGTGGATTCCTACCAGAACTCATGGATAAGATGTATAGTGATCGTGTAATCTACAAAAAGAAGATGCTTGAGGCAAAGCAGGAGTATGAAAAAACTCCTTCTGTTGAACTCATGAAGGAAATTGCCAGATGTAATAACATTCAAATGGCAAAGAAAATTTCACTCAACTCTGCCTATGGTGCAGTAGGTAATGAATATTTTAGATACTTTATGATTGAGAATGCTGAGGCAGTTACTCTTTCTGGTCAGGTTTCAATTAGATGGATTGAAAGTAAGGTAAATAAGTATCTAAACAAAGTTCTTAAATCTAAGGATGTTGATTATGTTATTGCTTCTGATACTGATTCCATCTATCTTAATCTTGGTCCTTTGGTCGAAACTGTATTCCAGGGAAGAGAGAAAACTACTGAAGGTATTGTTTCGTTCCTTGATAAGATCTGTAAGGTGGAACTTGAAAAATATATTGAAAGTTCTTACCAAGAATTGGCAGAGTATGTGAATGCATATGAGCAAAAGATGCAGATGAAAAGGGAGAACATTGCAGAAAGAGGTATCTGGACTGCAAAGAAAAGATACATTCTTAATGTGTGGGACTCTGAAGGAGTTAGGTATTCTGAACCTAAACTCAAGATCATGGGAATTGAAGCAGTTAAATCATCAACACCAGCACCATGCAGGCAGATGATTAAGGATGCTCTTAAGATTATTATGACTAAGACTGAGGACGATCTTATTAATTACATTGATAAGTCTAGAAAAAAATTCTATTCTCTTCCTCCAGAAGAAATTGCTTTCCCAAGAACTGCTAATAATATTAGTAAGTATAAGTCTCATCACAGCATCTATGAGAAGGGTTGCCCTATACACGTAAGGGGAGTTTTGTTGTATAATTATTACATCAAAAAGAATAATCTGGATAACAAATATCCAAAAATTAATAATGGAGAAAAGGTTAAATTCTGTTACCTGAAGAAAGCAAACCCTATTAGGGAAAATGTTTTGTCTTTCATCCAACAATTCCCAAAAGAACTTAATTTGGGAAAGTATGTAGACTATGAACTTCAGTTTGAGAAGAGTTTTATTGACCCATTAAAAACAATTCTTCAATGTATTGGTTGGAGAATTGAAAAAACTAATACTCTAGAATCTTTATTTTTATGATCACAATTACATTTACTGAGTCTGAAATCAAGAATATTCTGAAATGTTTGAATACTGATACTCATAAAGCATTGCACGATAAGATCTGGACAAGTTACTTTTACACAAAAACAAATACACCTAAAGAGGATGAAAATGGACTTTCTTAAAGATATTGTAAAAGAGATTGGTGGAGAATATACCCAACTTGCATCAGAGATTGATGAAACTGAAACTTTTGTGGACACAGGTTCTTACATTTTTAATGCTCTTGTCAGTGGGAGTATCTTTGGTGGTGTATCTGGTAACAAAATTACTGCAATCGCAGGTGAGAGTTCTACAGGTAAAACTTTTTTCAGTCTTGCCGTCGTTAAAAATTTTCTCGATAATAATCCTACTGGATACTGTTTGTATTTTGATACTGAAGCAGCAATCACAAAATCCCTTCTTGAAAGTCGGGGAATTGACACATCTCGTTTGGTGGTTGTCAATGTAGTTACTGTAGAAGAGTTTCGTGGAAAGACACTCAAAGCAGTTGACCTCTATATGAAGAAACCTGAAGGAGAACGGAGTCCTTGCATGTTTGTGCTAGACTCTTTGGGAATGCTTTCGACCAGTAAGGAGATTAACGATGCTCTGAATGATAAAGAAGTTAGGGACATGACTAAATCTCAACTCATTAAGGGTGCATTTAGGATGCTCACTCTAAAACTTGGTCAAGCAAACATTCCAATGATTGTAACCAATCATACTTATGATGTTATTGGTGCTTATGTTCCTACTAAGGAAATGGGTGGTGGTAGTGGTCTTAAGTATGCTGCTTCTACAATTATTCATCTCTCAAAGAAAAAGGAGAAAGATGGAACAGAAGTTATTGGAAATATTATCAAGGCAAAAACTGCTAAGTCACGTTTAAGTAAAGAGAATCAAGATGTTGAAGTTCGTCTTTATTATGATGACAGGGGTTTAGATAGATATTATGGATTATTGGAACTTGGTGAAATCGGTGGTCTCTGGAAGAATGTTGCTGGTAGATATGAAATCGATGGAAAGAAACTTTATGCCAAGGAAATTCTTAAGAATCCAGAGAAATACTTTACACCAGAAATAATGCAGGCACTTGATGAAACTGCAAAGAAACAATTTAGTTATGGGGGATGATGGAAAAAGTTGAAACTACAATTCTGAGAAATTTAATTTTTAATAATGATTATTGTAGAAAGGTATTACCATTTTTAAAAAATGATTATTTCGAAAACCTTCATGAAAAAGTAGTCTTTGAAGAGATTTGCAAATTCATTCTTAATTATGATAATCTTGCAACAAAGGAAGTTCTTTTAATTGAGACTGAAAAGAGAACAGATATCACAGAAGACACATACAAAACAATCTGTGATAATGTTTCATCACTTGATGATTCTTCTGCAGATGATCAATGGTTAATTGATACTACAGAAAAGTGGTGCAGAGATAGGGCAATCTATCTGGCACTTATGGAAAGCATCAAAATTGCTGATGGGCAAGATGAAAAGAAGTCTAGAGATGCTATCCCATCTATTCTTCAGCAAGCACTTGCTGTAAGTTTTGATGATCACATTGGACACGATTATTTACAAGATTACTTAGAAAGATATGAATCTTATCACAGAAAAGAAGACAAGATCCCCTTTGACCTTGAATACTTCAACAAAATTACAAAAGGTGGTTTACCTAACAAGACTCTCAATGTCGCTCTTGCTGGTACAGGTGTCGGGAAAAGTCTATTCATGTGCCACATGGCTAGCTCCGTCCTCCTGCAAGGACGCAATGTTCTCTACATTACACTTGAAATGGCAGAGGACAGGATTGCTGAAAGAATTGATGCGAACCTCCTGAATGTAAACATTAAAGATATTGTTGACCTATCAAAAACTATGTTTGAAACTAAGGTAAATAACCTTAGTAAGAAGACTCAAGGTAAATTAATTATTAAAGAATACCCGACTGCTTCTGCTCATACTGGTCACTTCAGGGCATTACTCAATGAACTTATTCTCAAAAAGTCATTTAGACCTGATATTATTTTCATTGATTACCTTAACATTTGTGCTTCCTCTAGGCATAAAGCAAACAGTTCTGTCAATTCTTATTCGTATATTAAGTCAATTGCAGAAGAGTTACGTGGATTGGCAGTGGAATTCAATCTTCCCATTGTCTCTGCTACCCAGACCACTAGGAGTGGTTATGGGAACTCTGATGTTGAACTTACTGATACTAGTGAGTCCTTTGG